CCGACCTCTTTCGAGATCGCAGGAGTAAACCCACCAAATGTGTCGAACCTCTCCTTGAACGCAGCGTACATCGGGTACCGACAGTCAAAGAAAGGGTGACCGGAAGGAGCAAATCGCCATAAAGATGCCATCTCAAAGTGAGTCATCTTACTGATGCGTGTGAGGTGAACCGCAACCATCTCATCTGACAAGTCTGCCAAATTATACCTCTGGGAGGATGCAGCCCTTCGCGAGCTCCGGGGTATCGATCATGTTCCCGATAATCTCGATCTTTTCGGACTTGCCATTCGTCCATTCGAAGTGGTGGTTGCTACCATATGCGATGAAGCCCTGTTCGGCATATATGTACCCGAAGGCTCCATTCTGGAAGGTGACGACCTTGCGGAAGTACGGATCCTCGAAGTCGAATTGCATGACTATGTCCCTTTCGTAGATATCCTGGTCTTTCCGATCTATCAAGCCAGTGAACTGCGAAACGGTCTCAGGCTGCACTTGGTTCGCAAATGGTCTCCCTACTCTATTTGAAATGTACCATCCTGCTTCCTGTTGTTCCCACTTCAGCGTTGTTATGGCAAGGTTGCCGTATGCCCACTCGCCGCCTATTGTCTTCCCTCTGAATTTTGGTTGTTTCATATTTCCTCCCTTTTATTTCATAATCCTCGTGATATCAAACTCAATTCCGAGATAAACACGGTTTTTTTGATTTCTCTCGGCTGTATGGGTGTTTTCCAAACGTTACAATTGGCGCATTTATTACAATGGCTACATATCGGTAGATTATGCCAACCACACAGTTTTTTTGAGTATAATGGCTTACCGCAAAATGTACAAAGCGCATCCTTTCGAGCCAATGCACATTCAGGGCATATTTTAGTGCCATTACAGCCAACTTTTAAATAGCCTTCTTTCTTACAAAAATCACATATACTGATCATTTTATCGCCCCATCAAAAGATTATCATTTGCAATAAATTCTCTGTTCACTTTATCCCTGGTAATCCGAGCCCGGATGAGTCTGTTCCTATAGGTATCTGAGTCACTTCGGGGAGCAACTTCAAACAAGTTTGAGCTGGCATTGCGCATCATTTGACATGAGTTAGCAATTTATTCAACCGTTCATCAGCAGTACGGCTATTCTGTTCGATTGCTTCTGTAATCTCTTCTTCTGTGCGTTCCTGTCCATCCATAGCGATATAAGGACATGGCAAGTCAGGAATTGTACCATATTTCATGCAAATTTCAGGACGTTCCTGATATATCTGACATTCAAATGTTTGTTTATGTAGAAAAATACAATATCCATCCGCTGTTAATGGAAGAACAAATCCCTCCGCTAATTCAATCTTTCGATATCGGCTTTGCAAATACACACGATTTTTATTAATCACTTTGTGTTGAATCGGGACACATCCGCAACATTTAGCACAACTTTTAAGACATTTAAACATTAGTTCATTCTCCATTTATGCGCCCATGTTTGCGTAATGCTTTGCACTTATAGTGCGGAGTCGATTACTGGGGGAGCAGCTTACTCCTGGCTGGGGTGTTTCATGCGTCCATTGTTCTAATGTTGCAATAGTATCATGAATAGCACCACCATGTGACATGATCAAAATCTCTTTTACAGTAAATCCTCGTGTCATACCCATTGAAATGCTTTGATATCCGAAAGTAATAACTTTACCATTTGGTTTTAATATACTCGACAAATTATTTTTTACTTCATTAAACCGACTGTTTTTATGACCATTATACATTTCCATAGACTTTCTATAAGCATAAGGCGGATCTAAAATAATTACATCAAACTGATATCCCGTCAAAGTTGTTACAAACTCCAATGCATCTAAATGATAGTCTGCATTCATGGTTGTATCAATATCATTGCGAATTTCCATCGCACAATCAGACAAAATCGTTTGTCCTGCAAATAGATTTAAGACCGTCTTACCTTTGCAATGATTTTCTACCCAAGATTTTATAGTTTTAGATTTGAACGTATATTTATTCAATGGGGTTTTCAAGTGTATAATATTCATATGTTTTCGCATCCTTTGTTAGCGTCATGCCTCGCACTTGTATTACTGGGTATCGTGTGACGGCTTACCCAGTGTCTTCCGTTCCACTGTTTCTTGTAGAGTTCATCCATTACGTATGCGAGTGCGAACTGTTCTACTGATTCGAAACCTTTCCGCCGTTCTACGCCTTTGGAAGCACAGTTGCATGTGATCAATTCGTTGCCCTGATCCGGGCAGAAGTGTTCGGGCTCGTAGAACTCGTAGAGTCCCTGCAGGACTGCGCCTACTGTGTGAGTCTTCTTGAGCATATCGAGCAGCGTGTCTACTCGTGGTGGTCCATGAAATGGGCTCGTTTTCACGGTATTGTCTATCCTGGGTTCTAACGAGACTCGCAGTTCATGTGCAAGACTGTACATCTGGAAATATTTTTCTGAAGTGTCCATAAGTAAATCCCCTGTTGTCGATTAATGTGGTTGATACCTCTACTTGATAATAGGTTTGGGCTATTCTGTAGATAGCCCTTGCATCGGGTTACTGTTATTCTGGATCGTCCTTTTTATGAGTGTGGGTCTGACCGATGCTTTCGAGCAAGTCGGATGCAGTCATGCCATCCGAACCGGATTGACCTGTTCCGGTCGTCCCCTTCGTGGCAATGATGGGGGTGGGTGTAGGTGTGGTGGGTGTGGTAGGTGTGATAGGTGTGGTATGTGTAGTAGGTGTGGGTATGGTGGTGGTAATGTGGGTTGTTGGGGTGGTTTGAATTGTGTCAGGTGTCTTGTCTGGCGTGGCGAGAAGGGTGGCCTCTTCAGTGGATCTGGGCTGGATTGGTCGGATGGTGGAAGAAGCTGTGGTCGTGGGCGCGTTGGGTGGAAGGAGGCGGACGAAGCCTGCGTCCTTTGCGAGTACTATAGCGTTCATCGCTTCCAGTACCCTCTTCTTGAAAGCATCTGCGAACGACTTAGCCATTCCGTATGTTTCCATGTCTTTTACCGCGAGAGCAGTTGCCGCTTCTGCAGTGAGCTTTTTGTACTCCGTAGTCAACTCGGCGAGCGTCTTCTTCAACTCATCCCTGTATGCGACCTGATCTTGGGAGAGTTGAGGCACGGCTTCTCTCAAAGGGTCGTCCGTGACTGGCATAAGACCGGCATTAATACGCCTGTGGTACTCTTCCATTAAGTAGGTCTTCAGTTTTGGTAGTGTTGGGAACATAAGGCGCCTCTGGAGAGAAACCAGGCTGTTCTGTGAAGTCGTGTTCTTCATAAACCCGTATAACAACGCATAGTTATCGTCTATGTACTTACGCCTGAACGAACTCAGTTCTGTTACCGAGGTCATTGGCTGTGTGACGGAGTCCTTTGCAGAATCTGCAGAATCTGCAGAACCTGCAGAACCCGCTGAGTCTGCTGAACCTGTAGTCATGACGTCTACCGGGGCACCTGGCTTAGAATACCTGCTTAGCTGGACCTTGAGCCCACTTATTGTCTCGCGCCCTACAGTCAGTTCGGATTCCAACTCTTGCGCCCTCTGGTCCAAAGAC